TTGTCAGTTAAGATTAGAGTTCTTCCTCTCATTCTTACACCACACATAATAGCGCCTGTTGTCTGTAACTCAAAGTCACCTGCCTCATTCGTAGCAGTTGGTGTCCAATCAGTATTATTCTCTCTGTCGCACCATTGAACCTTTCTAGGGTTTCCACCTGCCCCTAAAGCAAAGATAAAGCGTTCTTCTGTTACTATCATTGCTCTATTATTTACAGGCGCGTTAGTGATAACTGCTGCGGGATTAGAAGGGTTTAACTGCCATTCGTACAACTTTCCATCATCAGATGTCATTGCTATTAGGTATTCGCCCCAATTATCTAATGACCATGTTGTTACTTCTTGATATACGCCTGAAGATGGTCTTGTTTGACCATAATTAGCAGTACCGTAGAAGTTACCGCCATAAGCTGTATTTACGGTAGCATCTGAATCGCCTGTTGTAAATCCTGTAGGGGTTATATCTGATGTAGTGCCTGATTCACTTACATAGTACAAATTAGTATTTGTACCAATTGCTAAATTTGAATTGTCACTATTATCTACCCAACCTATCATTCCTCTACAAGTACCTGAAATAGAATCACCTGTAGTTGGTCTTGTAGTCCATCCACCAACAGGACGCATTGAGCTATCATGCCAACGAATTAAATTAGAATCTCTCCAACGATTAGAGCCTTCGTAATCAGTTCCATTTCTATATACGCCTGGTGGTAATTGTAGTGGTATTAAACTCATGCTGCTATTTTTGTCCAAGTTTGTGAGGTCTCTGATATTGTAGACCAAGTAGTGCCTGTAGGTGAAACAACTTCCCACTTCTCTCTACCAATCGTAAATGTCGCAGAAGAGCCTAATAAATTTACAGTAAAGTGCTTAACTCTGTTGCTAGTACAAGAAGTTGTAGCAGTGTTAGTAATAATAGCGCCTGTAGTGTAGGTAGTTGAAGCATTAGAAGTTATCGAACTTGTCGCTGCGCTAGTAGAATCAGACTCTCTAATTCTCTCTGATGAACTAGATGTTGCAGAACTAACATTAGATGTAGCACTAGCATCAACTACCCTTACACAACTACTTGAAGAGCCACTCTGAGCGTAAGAAATCATTGTAGTATTGCGCTTACGAACATAAACGACTGATACTACTGAGTCTCCCATAACTAATGAGCCTGACTCTCTTACTTTTTGGCTATCCGATGTAGATGTTGCAGTGGCATTACACTGAGCGCTACCCTCTACATATTGAAACACATAAGCATTACAAGTTGACGAGCTAGTAGCTGTTATAGGCGCTGTACCGTCTTCTAGGTCAGCAGTGGAATACTTAGCTCTATTGTATTTCCACTGATTGTATAACATTAGTCTAGAGTAATATCTAGGTCAGCATTCGGAATACGGAATACATCGCCAGAATCAATAGTTTTAGCAATTGTTAGTGGTGCGTAAGCCATTAGGTTGCCACCTGTAGCCGCATCAAATACACCTACATGAGTAACTGAACCCCAAGAAGCTGTTGCTGTTGGAAATTCAACTGCCGCATTATTTGAAGTGGTGTTGCCTGATGTAGTAAATGCTACAGTTTGACGAGCATAAGCACTGCCTGATAATTCTGTACCACCACCTGTCTCACCTGGTGCTGCTGTGTATAAAGCCAAGTATAAAGTTGTAGGTGCTGTGTAAGCTGAACCACCAAACACATGGTCTAAGATTTCTGTTTCTAAAAAGTTAGTAAATGACATTTGTTTATCCTATTAGGTCTAACCAAGACCTCTTATTTTAAGTTTTAAACCTGAACCACTAAATCTAGCGCTTTCAGATACTTCATTTAATCGTGCAACGGAAGCAGAATACATCTGCGCCCATACAGCGATTCTCGCGTCTTCACCTAGATACGGTGCTGAATGTAATAACGCTCCGTAGAGATATACATCAGGTGCTTCTAGTAAAAGCCAATTATCAGCATTACTCGCACTAAGAGCAGGTGTCTTAGCGTAGTAAAGTAATTCTGTGTTTGTTTCAGCAGATGGTGTTGGGTAAAACTGAAATTGACCATCTGCGTGTGTGTAATGTGTTGGCGTTCCTACAGCATCATTATTAGATGCTCTCTTGTCTGCCATAGCCGCTCTAGAGATTAGATTAAGAGGCGATGTGCCATTATCTGTGACATGAAACCTAATAGTCTCCATCCAGTCAGCAGGTATCTGTGAATATTCATCATCAGCACTCTGTTGACCGCTAGCTCTAGTTTCCATCTTCCAATGTCTAATATCTCTGTTAATCTGAGCTTCTGCTAATGCAATAAAGTTATCAACAGCCGATGTTAGGTCGTCTCTATTGAGAAAATCAGCTATTGCTGTCTTTAGTGTAGTAAACGTATTTATAGCCATAATTTCATTATATCCCTATTTGACGGTCTGTGTTGTCAATTTATATTACCAATCCCCGCCTTCAGGATGTTCAGAACGCGCTCTATGATATTCCAACATTGCTTTGTCATAACCTTCTTCATCAAACGCACCATCATAAGCTGTGTAGTCAGCAATAGTAGGCGCAGGATAGTTGTACTCTGCTGCATCATTATATGTTCTAAATTCGGGATAATTAGGTGACCTTCCACCTGATGCGACTGAATCTTGACCGAAAAAGTATGGTTGAGCATATTTCTGTTCATGGTCAATACCAAGGAAACTTAATAAATTAAGTAATCCTGTTCCAAATGATGTATTAGGCGGTGAAGTATATTGACGCGCCTGTTTTGAGTTGTTTGTAGTTAAATCTAGTAATCCGTCACCCATAATATCTCCTAATCTAATAAGCCTTTTTTAGCTTTTTTCTTTTCTGTTGAAATAATCTTGGCATCATCTACGTTAAAGACAGTAAGCTCATCATCTCTTCGGTTGCCATAAATCCCGTGTTTGTTTAATAAATCATGAGCCTTGTCATCACCTAACTTCTTAACTAACTCAGGATATACGTCAATACCGCCATCTTCAAGGTCTAGTTTAAAGTCTACTTCCTTTGCAATCTTCTTAAATGCTTTATTAACAAAGTCTGTCTGTCCACCATCACCCCAATTAATAGATTTTTCCATGTAATCGTAAGGTAATTCAATCTTCTGTAGGTTCTCACCCACCCAATCATTAGCGCCTCTCTTACCACCAAACATGTAAACACCTTTGCCTAGTGTTGATGTGCGTTGCTTAGACTTATCAAACTTATCGTAACTACCTGATGTAGAGCTTCTGTAAACAACAAGAGGTTCTTGTGCTAATAGACCGCTTGTTACTTTGTCAGACTTTTTAGGTGTCTGACCTAGTACACCGTCTGTTACTTTGTTGTTTTTAGGTTTGTTATAAGATATTTTGCTCGTATCAAAAACAGCATACTGAGTTTCTCCTTCAGCAGTGTGTTTAAATACTTTCTTGCCTGTTACATCTGATGCTTCTTTAATAGCTTCTCTATTGTTATCCCATGCTGACTCAGCTCTAAACAGGTCTTTTGTGTTTGGCTTAGTCTTTATCTTTCCTTGCTCATAGAGTTTATTTACTTCTGACATTGTTAGCGCATTTGACTCATCAAGTTTAGCTTCTTTAACTAAGCTGTTAGCCTTCTCAACCGCAACCTTATCTTCATCTGTATATTTCCATTTTGCCTTGTTTGGGTAGTCTTTACTAAATCTTGGCGCTCTATCTTTGCTAGTTGTGAAGAACATAGCGCCTTTCTCATCAAACCCTTGGTTAGTGCCTGACATGCTTGGGTCTAATTCATCAATTTCTTTATTAGTGCCATGATAAACAGTTACAGGCTTATCTTTACCAACCTGACCTAGTACACCATCGTCAACATTAATATCGTCTAATACGCGTATTTCAACATTATCCTTCTTTTCAAGAATGTTGTTAGCAACCCTATGGTGACCATCTACTAGATAGTATTTACCGTTGTGTTCAACTGCAATAATATCTTCTGTAATGTCTTTTGCACCTTTAACCTTATCTAAGTTAGGGATGGTTACGTTATTTTGCGTTGGCACAATATCAGCAACACTTACAGTCTTGTAAGGAACATCTGACTCTTTGCCTGATTCTATGATTGAATCAATCGACTTTCTTTTATCTTTAGGTATTACACCTTTATCGTTACTAAAGATATTAGCTACAGGAATTTTAGGTGCTGTTGATGGGTTTTGATTCTCAAGTTCTTTAAGACTAATACCTTTCGGCTGTATGTTAATAACCTCTGTTGAGCCTTTCTTTGGGGTATCAATCTGTCCAAGTAGACCTTTATCATCTAACTGACGTAAGATTTTATCAGTAATAACTCCACCTTTGGCACTCATAGTAAGTGAACGATAATCTTGAGGAGTTAAATTTGTTTGGTCTACAGTTCTACCTAAACTCTCAGGTGTTAATAAATCAAAAGCACTAATGTTCTCTTTTATCTTGCCTACAGGGTCTCCTTTAAGCGCTTGAGCATATGAAGGATGATTAGACATATTGCTTCTGTTCATGTCTAACTGTCCAATATTCATAAAACTTGTATCAGGTATATTTAGTTGGTCAACATCACTAACAGCAACTCTTGCTTCAGGCAATGAAATTCCAATCTCTCTAAAGTCTCTATCTAATATCTGTTGTATAGCCTTTCTTTGATTACCTGTGGTATTGTTTAATATCTCAGCTAATTTAGGTGAAGCTAATCCTTTCCATGAAGGTAATATTTCTTTAATGCTTTTGTTTAAGGAAGATTTCTGCGCTCTATTAAGAACAGTATCTGCCATATTAATCATTAACTCAGTAGTCTGATGTGTAAAGTCAATTCCTGTTGGCTTCATAGCATATGGCATGAAAAGTGGGTCTTGACCTGTAGATTCTTTTAAAGCGTTTGCTTTATTTAAAACAGTTGTGTTAGCACCTGGAGCTGATGCCCAAACATTTCCCTGTAAATAGTTTTCAGCATTACGCATGTAATTTTGTCCACCTCTAAGCGGAACGCCTTCGTTTAACTCTATATCATTTACACGAGTTAATACCTTTCCTGCCTCAGACCTATCAGCCATACCTGTTATAAAAGGCTTTCCTTCTAAATCAACGATAGATACATCAGGCACGTCAATTAGATTGTTGTTCGATGTTTCAGTAGTAACATCTTTAATCTTGTCCATCTCATTAACACGGTTGTAACCTGCTGTGTATTGTTGGTCAATATCACGCATGTCTTTAGACTTACCGACAACATTACTCATTCCACCTAATTCAGCAGGGAATAAGCCAGGGTTTGCAACAGCAATATTGTTCATTGCTTCGTTAGCACCACTTTTTTCTAACATATTGCCTAGAGATTTACCTGCTTGACCCGCTAGATATGTTCCACCTGCTGCTAATGCTAATGCGTCAGGACCTCTGTGTAATCCTTCAGCAGTAAACATGTCTTTAAATTGCTGTGTTGTTTGGTTTGCTTGTTCTACTTGTTCGGGATTAGTTATATCACCTGTTGCTTGTTGGTAATATCCTGAGCCAATATCTAATAAGCCACTAGCAATCTTTTCAGGTTGAGCAACTAAATTCATTGCGCCTACAGCGTTTTCAGCAATCCATTTGTCCATGTTAGACACTTGCTCGCCACCTGCTACACCATAATCTGTAGGGTCTGAGCCACTATAAACATCTTGACCACCTGTTTGCGCACTACCTGCTAAACTTTGGAATGTGCCATTATTAGTATATGGCGCTTCAGGCATTTGTTCTACCTGTTGCTCCAAAGGTTGCATAATCTGCGCTCTTGCTTCAGGTGGTACATTTTGAACGAACGCTGAGAAAGGGTTTAGATTTGATACTGCGCTAGACAATTCGTCAATAAAACTAGACGATTTGTTAACCATAGAGTTCATTAAGCTGTAGAAATCTTCGTCTGTTAGCTTGCGCCCTGAATTTGTTAAATCCATGTGATACCCTAATTATATCAATATGTTCGCTATCTTACCATATCAAGGACAGAATTTGGTGTTACATTAGGCAACAACCCTTCTGTTGAAGCGCCAACATTTTTAGCGTTTCGGTAAGCCTTAATTTGCATAACGTACTGGTCAAATCTTTCTAAGATATATGCTGTCTTTTGTTGACCAAGCTGTGAGCCTGCCTTATCGATAATCATTCTTCTCGTATTAGCAATCATCTCATCTGATACTTTATCAGGGTTAGCATACATTCTCATGTGTTCAGCAATTGCATTATGTGCCATGCTGTTCATAGGATTAAAACCCATGAATCCACCACTAAACTCTTTGTCAATTACACCATGAAAGAACTGATTAAGACCTGTTAGTCCTACATTCACCTCATTGTATGCTTGCTCTAGTGTCTTTACTGAAGGCTCTTGTATCGGCTCTTCTGTAACAGAAGGCGTTGCTACTATCTCTTCAGGCGCAGTTGCTTGTACTACAGGCGCAGGTGCTTGAGGTTGAGGTGTTGGTGTAATATCTTGGAATGTTCCTCTATTATCAGGCACAACAGATTCCTCGTATAAAGGCTTAGGCTGTGCTTGTACTTGAGGCGGTGGAGTAGGTTGTACTACTTCAGGCTCAGGTATGTTATTCCAGTTGTATGTTGAGTCATGAAATATTAACCCTGTCTCAGGGTCTTCCCATGTTTTTCCGCTTAATAGTCCCATATCAATATCTTACCATATTAAACAACACCACCTAGATTTCTTTTTATAGCTTTAC